GTGCAGGTGGAGGGGGCGGAGGTAGTGGATCACAACCTCCAGCAGAAGAGTCTGTTGATTTTAGTAAGTTTGCTGAAATTTTGGGTGATAAGAGAGGTGATATTATTATGTCTGGCGAACAAAAATCTGCTTATGAGAAAGCTGGTATGTTACCGCCATCAGCAGCTCAGATTGCTCCAACCCCACCAAAATCTAATGTTCCAACTCCCCCAACCGCTGGAACTCCTCAGATTCTTAATTTAGCAGCAGCAAATCTTTCTGCTAAACCAGTGACTAGTGGTTCTATGACTGGTAATACTGGAACTCCTCCAGTCAATTTCTCTTCTATAAACATGGCAGAATTTAGTCATTATACTGCTGTAAAGTCTCTTCTAAACATACTGGAGTATTGATATGTTACCACTTCTCGCTACTGCTGGTAGAATGTTAGCAACCTCTGCTGCTAGAGGAGCTATAAGCGGTGGTGCAAGGACAGCAGCAGGTGGCGGTGGAAACATAATAAAGGGAATGGTAAAAGATAAAGCAGAGAAAGAAATAAAAGGAAAAATAGTCAAAGTAACTACTGAAAAATTTTTAGCAAAGAAAACTCAATTACCAAATTTAAACTCTTCTGGAACAGACTCTAAAGGTGGAGCATTAGTTAAATCTGAGTCATCTGCACTTGTTAAAAAAGAATCCGATAATCCATTACTTGATGAATTATTGATAATAAAAAGTACTCTAGTCACTATAAAATCATTAATGGATAAGAGTGCTTTATTTGATAAAAATGAGTATACTAGAAAGAGAAAAGAGTTAGAACGACAAAAAAGAAAATCTAAAGAAGATGAATTAGAAAAGAAACCATCTAAAACTAAAAAAATTGGAAAGGGAGCACCAAAACCTTCTGGTAATATATTCGATTTTATTACAAATTATTTGTTAAATGTTTTTCTTGGTAGTTTAGCAAACTGGGCATTTAATTATATTCCGCAAATAATTGATGTTATCAAAGGAATTTCTTCTGGTGTTGATAATTTGTGGAAAGTTCTTAAATTCGGAATAATATCATTAGCTACTAATTTTCCTAAACAAATTAAATTTCTAGCTAAGTTATCAGCAAAAATATTTGGTGGGCCAATAAAATTAATTGGAAAATTATTATTCAAGGCTGGATCTTTATTGACAGGTCTCTTAAAAAAAGCTGGTGGATATATATTCAACTTAGTTGGTGGTCCATTAAAATCAATTGCTAAAAAAATACTTGGGCAAACTGGAACTGAAGCAGCAAAGAAAGTAGCACAAACTGCATCGAAAGCAGCAGCTTCTGGATCGAAAAAGGCTGCGGATCTTGCTGCAACTCAAGGTGCTAAAAAACTTGTTGGTAGATTGAAAGCATTTAGTAAAATATTTAAAAGAGTTCCTGTTATTGGTGCAATATTGGGAATTGCTATAGATTTAGCTATGGGAGAACCTCTAGATAGGGCAATAGTTGGTGCGATTGGAGCATCTATCGGCGGTGCTATTGGTGGTGCTATTGGTACTGGATTGATTCCAATACCAGTTGTTGGAACAGCTGTTGGTGGATTTGTTGGTGCTGCTATTGGAGATTGGTTTGCGAAATCAATGTATAAAAATCTAACCGGAAGGGTTAGTCAAGCAGAAAAGGAAGCTTCAAAAGTAGAACAAAAAGCAAAGGGTGGTAAAGTACAGAAGCTTACAAGACCAACATCAGGATCATCTCCTTCTGGTATAACTAGAGAAACTGGAGTTCAAAAAAGAACATTTGAATCTAAGGAAAGCAAAAAGGCAGTTTTGAATAGATCAAGACCTTTTGCAATTTCTCAAAAAGCAATTAAAAATTCAAAATCTTTCTTTGGTGACGATCAATCAAAATATCTACTCAAACTAAGTGATGGTTTTAAAAAGTCAACATTTATTGGAGATTTGTTGAGAATCGGTATGGCCATCGCTATGGGCGAAACTATATTAAAATCCACAACTGATGGTGCTGCCGATAATATGTCCTATGAGATGTTCAAGGCATATGAAAATGGATTAATAGATGTTGATGATGATATAGATACAAGTTCACTATCATATTCTTTTAGGAAATGGGCTAGAAATAGAATCTATGCAGAAGTTTCTGCTAGCAAAAAATATCAACAAAATATGAAGTCTCGCCCTGGAGCATCCTCTGGAGATGGTGGCGATGGTGGAGGCGGCGATGGTGGAGGCGGTGATGGTGGTGGAGGAGGTGGTCAGGCAGGAGGTGCTGTTGAACCATCTTCGATATATTCAAAGATGGGATTTACTAAAGAAGATTGGGACTTGTTTAGGAATACTGTTGCAAAGATAGAGTCTGGTGGTAGATATGATATTGCTGGAGGTAGTGGAGGACATTATGATGGAAGATATCAGATGGGTGCAGCTGCAAAAACTGATGGATCAAGACATGCTGGTGTACCAGATCCAGGACATACTCCTTCAGCTAGAGCAGCTTTTAGAAAAAATCCACAGTTACAAGAAACACTATTTGCTGGGTATACGAAGGCAAATCATACTTACTTGATGGGAAATGCAAAATATAAAAATGCTAATCCTCAAAGAAAACTTCAGATTTTGGGTTATGCTCATAACCAAGGAATGGGTGGTGCTGAAAGATGGTTGAATACGGGTCAAGTTGGTGCGGATGGATTTGGAACTAAGGGGACTAAATATACAGATGCTATTGCTGCAGAATTTAGAAAAAGAGGTAAGGGATCTGGATCCACTCCACCACCAACTTCAGATCCAATTGCTTCCGCACCACCACCATCGACATCATCAGCACCTTCAGCACCAGTATCATCAGAATCTGAAACTACAGATTTTAGTAAGTTTGCTGAAATTTTAGGAGATAAAAAGGGGAAAATTTTAGGTCCAAAGGGGGAAAGTGTCGAATTGAACATGAATGCTCCTTTTGTTAGTGTTCCTGTTAAACCAGCCCCTCAAGCATCTCAACAACCCGCTAAACCAAGTCAAGCAGCAGTATCTTCAACTAAACCCAAAGTGTCTCCGAGTGCTATTAGTCAATCTGCTAGTTATGATAGAAAATCCCCATCAACTATAATACTTCCTCCACCACAGCAAGCAGCAAATACTGCTTTGGGAAGTGCTGGACAGACTTCGAGACCAAGAATAGATTATGATTCCAGCATGTTAAATAGTGATAGTAGAAATATGTTTAAGCAAGTTCTATCAGCCGCTCTCTATTAATAATATATGGCTCTTCCCGATTCTAATAATAAATCGACTGGTAATATAGTTTCTTTCAAAGTATATTCTAATACTGGAAAATCTTCCGAGATTAAGGGGTTAGCACCGGAAATAAAGTATTATGAAAATTTACTATCAAATTCCATTACATTTACTGCTGTAGTTGCTGATACTGGTGGATTGGACCCAGAAAATAAAAAACCAATGCCTGGTATACTTGATGGTCTTCCAATTAGAGGTGGAGAAAAAACTGATCTGATTATTGAAGATGCATATAAAAATAAACTATCTTTTATTGGTGATAAGTCATTTTATGTTAATAGAATAAAAGCTGCTGATCCTGGAACACAGAAAGACTTATACTTTCTAGATTTTTGTTCTTTAGAATTTTTAAAAAATGAGCAAACTAGAATAATAAAAAGATATGATATAAAAATATCTGAAGCAGTAAAAAAAATATTAACAGATCCACCACCATTTGGATTGGGTACTAAGAAAGAAACTGTGATAGATGAGACTGGTGTTCCCTATAATTTTATAGGAAACCAATGGAAACCATTTCACGTTTGCACTTGGTTAGCTTCTAGATCTGCTCCAACTAAAAGTATAAATCAAGCAGCAGGATATTTTTTCTATGAAACCTATGATGGGTTTCAATTTAGATCAATTGATTTATTGATGGAACAAGAACCGACTAAAAAATATTTGTATACAAATAGCACTCAAACAAAACCTGGATTTGAACCAATACAAGACATGTATATTGAGAAAGACATGGACTTGCAGCAAAAATTGATTCTTGGTACATATGCTAACAGAACATTGTATTTTGATGCATTCGCCTTTGAATGGGTTTCTAGACCATATGATATAAGTGAACAGCAAGGTGGTCTAAGTTTAGCTGGTGCTGACTTAGATTATGTTGCTGAGCAATTTAGACAAACACCAACTAGATTTATGACTAGAGTGTTGGATAATGGATGGCTTCCTGTTGGAAAAAAAGCAGAAGAGCAATTATCAACATGGAAAGGTCAACCTAAACAACCTGTTTTTGATGCACCGAAATTAATGTCTCAAACTATTATGAGATATAATCAATTATATTCGGTAAAAACTAATATAACTATTAGGGGAGACTTTACTTTGAGAGCGGGACAAACAGTATACTGTGAATTCCCAGATCTTCAGGATGATATTGCGAGACGCCCCAACCAACAAACTAGCGGAAAATATATGATAGCTAGTTTATGTCATAGAATCACACCAAAAGATTGTCTAACTAGTTTAACTCTTGTTAGAGATTCCTATTCTAAGTAAAAAATCATGGAAAACATTAACGATCACATCGCCAAGGACAAAAAACTTCTTGATGATCCAACAATTTCTCCGCAAGCACGTAGACATACTGAAGAAGAACTTTCTGCTTTAGAACATTATCATCAAAATCATCCAGAGGATGAACATGATCCAACAGCACTTGAGTTATACTGTGATATGCACCCAGATGCTTTAGAGTGTAGAGTATACGAAGACTGATTATGATTGATCACGAATTAGTCAAAAAATATTTTGTTGGTAGGGATGGATTTATATGGTGGATCGGGCAAGTAACGTCCGAAGATAAGTGGACACCCAATATTCCTGGTAGGAGAGTTCCTACAATGAAGGAAGTTAAGGGATATGCTGACCGATATAAAGTAAGAATATTTGGATATCATGATCTTGAGTATGAAGATAATGCTTTAACAGATGATGATTTACCGTGGGCACAGTTAATGCTTCCAGTTACTGCTGGGGGTGGTGGTGGAGCATCTTTTCAAACACCAAACATAAGACAGGGGACATTTGTATTTGGATTCTTTTTGGATGGAGAAGATGCTCAACAACCCGTTATTATGGGTATATTGGGATATAATAATTACACTCTAGTAGATAAGCAAATACCAAAAGTTAAATTCGTCCCCTTTGATGGTTATGGTCCTAAAGATAAAGTACCTGAAAGTCATATAAGAACCTCCCCTGAGGTATCAAAAACTGTAACTGGGGAGAATGCAGTTCCTGATAAAGATTCTACTGCACCAAAACCTAAAGCAAGTGGTATTATTATTACAGGAGCTCAGGATCAATTAAAAGAATATGCTAGTAAAAATCAAGAGCAAGATGGTAGAAAGGCATCATCTCTAAAAAAACCTATACGTTGTGAAGAGAATCAAGGTGTAGGTGGGGTAGCATTAGAAATAAAAAATTTATTAACAAAAATTCAGGAAGTACAAGAAAAACTTAATAGTTGGGAAGCAGCAATTAATGGAAAAATTGATGGAATACAGCAAAGAATTGATAAATTGATTGATTTGGCTTCTAAAAAAGTTGCTGAATTTATGAAAATCATTGTTGATAATGTTAGAAAATATACTATAGAACTCGTACAGGATAAGGCAAAAGATTTTTACTTCTTACTATTTCCCAATGAAAGAGATGAATTAAAAGAAGTTCAGTTAAAAGTTGTTGATGGATTGAATTGTCTTTTTAACAATGTTATTGCTGGACTAATTGATCTTATTAAAGGAATGTTGAAAGATTTAGTTGGTAAAGTTTTAAATGCACCAGCTTGTATGGTTGAAAATGTTCTTGGAACTATTTTTGGAAGTATTTTTGGTAACCTAACATCTGCTATAGATTCCATTGTTGGAGCTATTTCCGATGTAATCGGTTCTGTTTTTAGTCTTGCTGGTGATATTATTTCCTTCATTAAAGATTTGTTAGGATTCTTTTTGTGCGATGAAGATCTTCAATGTCCAGAAACTGAAGAATGGAGTATATGGAAAGGCGAAGCAAATAAAGGTCCTGCACCATCAATAAAAAATATTGTTGGTAAGGCAAAGGGTTTGAAAGATAAAGCAAAAGGCACTGTTAATGCAGCTGTTTCTGGTGCTCAGGGCGCTGTTTCTGGTGTTACTGGAGCAGCTAATAACATAGTTGCATCGTTTAATACAGCATTTGGTGATGCTCTTAATGCGTGTGATATTGGTCCATTGTTATGCGGTCCACCTACTATTTCTATTTCTGGTGGAGGCGGAATTGGTGCAGTTGGTAATGCAATTATTTCTCAAGCAGGAGAAATAATGGGAGTTGATATACTTAATGGTGGATATGGGTACACTGAACCTCCAACAATATCACTCCAAGACGCTTGCGGAAAGGGGTCTGGCGCTAAATTAATTCCCGTTATGAAACCAATATCACGCGATAGAAGCAATAAGGGATCTCCAGAATCAGAAAAATCTGGAATATCATCCGTAACTGCCGGAAATGCTGAAATTGGAGAACCAGAAGTTACTATAACCGTTACTCCAGCTGGTATCATTCAACCTGGAGAATCTGCTACTGTATGCTGGGACATTAAAAATGGAACTTCAGTATTAAATTCCAATTTTGGTGTTAATAGTAATAAAGGATGTGTAGAGATTAAAGATGTTTATAAGGGACAAACCTTAGTATTAACAGCATCTAATGGAAGTAAACAAGCAACTGCCTCAATACGGGTTGCTGTTGGTAATGGATCCACCACAACAAAATTATACACAGTAGATAATGTAATTGTTCTTGATCCCGGAACTGGTTATTTGCAGAGACCAGATGGTAGTTTTGGTAGTTTTGGTAATCTTTGGGCAAAAAAAGAAGAAACTATTGTAAGAAATCCGGATTTTGTTTGGAGATCACCAATTAAACCTGGAGAATTTGTAGAAGTACAACCAGGATCTCTTGTTATTGCACCAAAAGAAATTGTTGGATTTGGTTCTGATTCTCAGGAAAGTACTATTATCCCAGCAGGAACAAAATATATTGTAAAGCAATATACTAGATTTACTGCACCGGATATAAGAACCGAAGAAGATGTAATTTTACAACAAACTAAAAAAACAGAGGTATTTAAACCTGTACTATCTACCGGTGAATATGGGGTTACTTTATATCTGTGTGGTGTAGAAATTGTGTCTGGTGGATTAAATTATGACGATAGAATTGATGAAGTTACGATTGAACCAGATTTTGGTGCTCAATTGAAAATAAAAACAGGTCCTTTTGGTATTATAGAAAAAGTTGATATTATTTCTCCTGGTTCTGGATTTTCAGAGTATCCCAATATCACAATAAATAGTAGCACAGGATTCAATGCAGATCTTGTTCCAATTTTCTGTATTAAAAAAATTGGAGATGAGGATCCAGAAACTATTGCATCTTCTGTACCAGAAAGATCTATTATTACTGTTATGAATTGTGTAGGGGCACGAGAATAATGGCCAAAAAGAAAAATTTTCATACTATTAGATACGGACAAAAAGATGCCGAAATAAAATATGGTCATATCCATGATGATGAAGTAACTTCGGGATTTATGATAAGAATGGGTCCCGATGGTGGAAGGCACTATTCTACTTGGGAACTTGATAGTATAAGAAAAGGTTGGACCGTACATAGATGTCCAGGAGTATTTGAAATCAAATGTGGAGATGATATTCCATATAACACTCCATCTCTTTATATCGAAGCAGTAGAAGGTGATATTGTAATTAATGCCAAAAACGGCAGAATAAGAATGGAAGCCGAAAATATTGATATGATAGCTTCTGGTGCTGATAATAAAAATGGAGTTATATCTTTAAATTCTAATGAAAAAATAGAACTCAGATCAAAAAATATTGAATTAAATGCAACTTCTGTTGCTAAGTTCTTTTCTTCTGGATTGGTAGAGATGATAGGTGATAGTATCTTGAATATATACGGTGGATTAGTTGATGTTGCAGATGGCGCAACACAAGTTAAAAGATCTAAAGCTGTTTCTTCTTTGGAAAAGCAAGAAGCAGGATTCCCTTCTGGTCTACCATTTTTCTAATTTTTTGGAGATTAATTAAATGAAAGCATCGGATTTATTTTTAGGTAAAAGATTATTTGTTGGAAATGGAAAACCAGAATGTTTGGGTAGAGGTCCAGCAGAAATAAGAGGATCTGCATATGTTGAAGGACCATTAGTATTTGGAAGTCCAAGCGTGTTTCCTAATGTATGGGCAACATGCATGATAGGTCCCGTTGTAAACTCAGATTCTCCCCCAGCATTTATTCCTGGCATTATACCTGCATGTACTCCAGTAAATAATAGTCCATATTCATTAGCAGTTCAAGGCGATGCAGCAATTCTGGATAATTGTGATGTTAATAGGAATATTACTCTCGGAGGGACTCTTAATGCTGGTGGAAATATTATTGCACTGGGAGAGGTGATGTCTCGTTGTGGAGCACATATTCTTTCTGCTAAAAAGAATTTTGATATTCCACATCCATCTAAAGATGGATGGAGATTGAGGCACACTTGCGTAGAAGCACCATATAATGATATTTACGTTAGAGGAAGAATTACAAATAAAACACAAATAGAACTTCCAAAATACTGGAAACATTTTGTTGATATTCAGTCAATAAGTGTTCAATTACAGCCAATTGGATCTCATCAAGATGTAATTGTAAAAAGGATAGATGAAAATTTCGTCTATCTTCAGTCTAAAGGTGGTATGCCTATCGATTGCTATTATCATATATACGCAGAAAGAATAGATGGGGAAAAGTTAATTCCGGAATATAAAGGAACTTCACCATCAGACTATCCTGGGAACAATAATGAATATTCTATTTCAGGATATCACTACGACACTAAAATGGAGAAAAAATAAAAAATGTCCGAATTTTCTACAGAAATACCCAAATCAGTAGCACAACCTGCTTGTGATGGTGTATTTAATGGTATTCCAACTTCTGAGTGGAGATACCCAATTTATCCTTGGACTGGTGATAATAATTATCCATCAGATGCTTGCCCTATCAGAAGGCATGATTTTGTTCAGTGTACTGATTTAAAATGGGCTGGTGGAATTTTATCGGTTAAGGCTCCTATTTGGGATTCTAAAAAATCTTTTGATATTCCTCACCCAACTAAAGAAAACCATCGTCTTAGATATATTTGTTTAGAAGGTCCAGAGGCTGAAGTTTATACTAGAGGTAGGTTGGAAAATAACACTGTTATAGATCTACCAGATTATTGGAGAGAACTTGTCGATGCCGAAACAATTGGAGTTACTTTAACACCAATTGGTGTATATCAAGAATTATTTGTTGAAAAAATTGAATGGGGAACGCGAATTATTATTAAAAATAATGCTGGAGGGATCATAAATTGTACATATGTTGTATATGGGCAAAGAAAGGACGTATCCAGAAATATTTCGGAATATTTGGGAAATGCCCCCAGCGATTATCCCGGAGACAATCGTGAATATGTTATTAATGGTGGGAGGGCTTGACGCCTGAGCGCCCATGCCCTATAATATGTGGGTAATCAACGGACGACCCGAATGCAAGATGACTATCTAACAAGGTGTGTTGTTGATCCAATTAAGAGGACAGTATATCTCTACTCAAATTCTGGAGCAGAGAAGCAAGTTTCTTGTGAAACAGTTGATGAGTTTATGAATGTCCTAGAATTTGTTAGGAGTGTTTTGGATGAGGACACACTTGCATATTCGAGTCCATTTTAAGGTTATGCTTCTGTCGCCTATTGGTTAAGGCCCACTGCTTATAACGGTGTGAACGGGGTTCAATTCCCTGCAGAAGCACCTTGCTGGTTTAGCTATCTGGTGAAAGCACCCGACTCATAATCGGATATAGGCGAGTTCGATCCTCGCAACCAGCACTAGACAATCAAAGCAACTCATGCTATGATTGTCTCACCACCACGGGGCGGTGGCGGAAGTGGTAGACGCACCGGACTTAAAATCCGTTGGGAGTAATCCCGTGGGGGTTCAAGTCCCCCTCGCCCTATTTCTGGAGATAAAAATGATTACAATTTATGATAATTTTATTACTCCAGAAAAATGTGTAGAATTTTACAAATACTGCACAAAACTCTCTTATTCTTATGGCGAAACCGATCATGAAGAATCTCCACCAGTTGGACTAGCGTGTGACCTAAATTCTAAAAATGAATGGGTTGAATTTTTTGTTGAACAAGTTAAAAATAAATTCTCGCTACACAATGTAGTTGATAGATGTTATATAAATTTGTTCTTACCTGGAGAAAGACCTTATTATCATACTGATGGTGAGGAAGATGAGATTACTTTTCTTTATTATGCAAACATTGAATGGGATTTAGACGAAGGAGGAGAAACAAAATTTGTTGTTGGTGATAAAAATGAAGAAATTAGGGGTGTTTTGCCTATTCCCAACCGAGCAATTATTTTCCCCGCTAATATGATACATTCTGCTTCTTCATTTAGAACTAAAGCAAGGTATAGTTTAGCGATTAAATATTGTTCTCTAGATATATCCCTTTAGAAAAACCTCTAAATATAACAAACTAATAGGAACCTTCCTATGAAGTATCGAATTGATTCTAGATATGTTTGGTATAATAAGGGAACTCAAATAGTTCTAATGTATTTTATAAATAGCATACCATTTACTTTTGATGAATTACCAGATTCATACATGTATGATCTAGAAATAATTCGATTAGCTGATAATGAAAGAAGATTTGATCCAGAAGATCTATATAAAACATCTTTCTACTTAATTGATGAATTATGTCATCCACTTATGTTTGAATTGGATCTTGAAAATCCAGAAATGTTACCAAGTGATTAATATTTTGCCTCTGTAGCTCAGTGGTAGAGCAACGGTTTTGTAAACCGTTGGTCGCAGGTTCAAATCCTGTCGGGGGCTTTCCGAAAAATAATTTTTCGGAAATATGTTAGCTAACAGCAAACAAACTATATTAAAAATTTAAAAGAATTTTATTTCGCGGATAAAGTTCTATAATTTTTAATATCTCTTGCCGAAATTTTTATTTCAGCCCGCTTACTCCATCAGACTCGATGCGGTTTAAATTAAGGATAGTCTGAACTTAGCAGAGAATTTTAAGAAATTTATATTTCTTAAAAGGACAAAAAGCTAAATTTAATGATTCTATGATATGAAAGTAGCATTTATTGCAAAATCAAATCTTAAGTAGAGTCGCCAAGGGGGGAGCATTCCCCCCTACCTTTTTATTTTTTGGAGAAAACAATGTCTCTCTTATCAAATAAAGATAGAAAATTAGCAATTGAAGCACTAGAGCATTATAATGGACATTTAGCGACTCTATCTTATGATTATCCATTTGTTAAAGAGAAAATAGGACAAGTAACAACTTTAATCAATTGGATAAAATTGGAAGAATTTAAAAATAAATCAGAAGATGAAGATTAATTTATGGCACTGCAAAGAAATGCAGCAATGGCGTTGGACTCTGACTGATGATTCTAGACCAATTATAAAACAAGAATCTGGACAAAGACCAAATCTTCAAGATGCTATGAATGATATCGCCAATACTGTTGAATATATTTTAACTAAGTAATTGTAACTTATGGGACTGAATACGATACTTCCCACTTCGATATACACATATGATCTGAATCCTTCAGAAAAAGTATATAACATGATGCTATCTTATATGGATGATTTCTTAGAAAGATCTAAAGATGAAATAAAAGATACTAATGTTACTGGAGATATACTCAATGAATACTTGATATTTAATAATCCCACTTTTTCTTGGTTGAATAGTCAAGTTGCATATCATGTTAAAAGATATTTAAAGTCTCTGAATGCGGATGTATTTCAAACATCCATTCATATACAAAAAGCTTGGCCAGTAATAGTAAATCCTCAAGGAGGTAGTGTTGGTAAGCATACTCATAGAAATTCACATTTAAGTTTAGTTTATTATATAAAAACTCAAAAACAATATGATAGAAATCATTGTGGTGGAGATTTGATATTTCATGAGTCTATGAGAAGTACAATGAATCTACTTCCTATACATTGTAGTAAAGCTGACTCTCGGTATAGACATATAGATTATTTTATAGAACCATCAAATAATAAGATGGTAATATTCCCATCCACTTTAGAACATGAAGTATCAAAGTATTATGGAGATGATTATAGGTACTCTGTTTCTTATGACCTAATGATAACTACTAGAAAGAATCCATTAGAAATTGATTTGGAATTATCTACTCTTCACCCTAGTATGTGGTTAGAAATATCTTGATTTAAAAATATAACTAGTAATTTATACCTACTTCAATGAAGTCTGAATTCTATATAGAAAGAGTGAGTAAAAATGAAATTAAAGATTTATTATATACTCATCACTATTTAAAAGACGAATCTAAAGATTTTAAATCTGGATATAATTATGGACTCTTCAGATATACTGACTGGGAATGCCCCATTAGAATTGGCGGGTGTCTTGGTGCTTGCGTTTTTACTGGTCTCCCAGTTCCAGAAATTGCCGTAGGTGCCTTTGGTCTTCAAAGAGATGATCAAGAAGGTTTATTTGAACTTTCTCGTCTTTGTATAGATCCAGAGGTGCAAAGAGAAGAATATAATATCACTTCATGGTTTGTTAGTAAATGTATTAAGAGGTTTAGAAAAGATGCCCGCGTTCGTGCTATTCTTAGTTACGCTGATGCTAATCACCACGTTGGAACTATATACAGAGCTTGTAATTTTACTTACTACGGTCTAACTGATCCTAAGAAAGACTTTTACTATGCTGATGGTACTAAGCATTCAAGAGGTTCTATCAAAGGTAAAGATGGTGAATGGAGAGATCGTAGTCGTAAACACAGATATTTAATGATTTTTGATAAAAATTTAAAAGTTATGTGGAAAAATTAATTTTTTTAGGGAGATCTTCGAATCTCTCTTTTTTATGGGAATAAATAAAACATAGAAGATTTTTACAAAGAAATACAATGGGTCTTAGTCGCTTAGATAATTTTCTAAAAAATACAAAAGGGGAGATACTCTATGTTGATCCTTCTAGCTTAGACTCAACAGATAGTATTGAGAATCAAGGAAACTCTCTCGCAAGACCCTTCAAAACTATCCAAAGAGCTTTAGTTGAAGCAGCTAGATTTTCATACCAAGTTGGTAGAGAAAATGATAGATTTGGAAAAACTACTATCCTTCTCTATCCAGGAGAACATATTGTAGATAATAGACCTGGATGGATACCAACAGGAGATGGTAACTATTATACTAGGTCTGGTAATTTTACGAATGATTTGCCGCCATTTGATCTAACTACAAATTTTGATCTACTAGCTGATAATAATAGTCTTTATAAACTCAATAGTATTCATGGTGGTGTTATAGTACCTAGAGGTACTTCTATCGTTGGTCTTGATTTAAGAAAAACAAAGATAAGACCAAGATATGTCCCCAACCCAGAAAATGATAATATCGAGAGATCTGCGGTCTTTAGATTAACTGGATCCTGCTACATGTGGCAGTTTAGTCTATTTGATGCTGATCCAAATGCAATTTGCTATAAGGATTATACAAATAATACTTTTGTTCCAAACTTTTCTCATCATAAATTAACTTGCTTTGAATATGCCGATGGTGTAAATCCAGTCAATATTAATGATGACTTTTTAGTATGGTTTGATGGTAACAAAACAGACTTAGATTGCTATTATAATAAGATTGGTGCAGTTTATGGAACGAGCAGCGGTAGACCTATTGAACCTGAAACTGTAAATAATCCACTAGATATTGAAGCAAAAGTTGATGAGTATAGAATTGTAGGATCTAGAGGTGCAGAAGTGGGTATCTCTAGCATTAGAGCTGGAGATGGTGTTATTTCATCAAATACAATCACGGTAACACTAAATGAACCATTAGATGGATTGGATGTTGATACTCCTATTCAAATCCAAGGTATTACTGTTAATGGATATACCGGACAATTTGTTGTTAGTGAAATAATTAGTGATACCGTAATTGAGTATCAATCTCAAACGGCACCATTAACTCCTTTACCATCCGTATCTGAAATTGCAGAAGCGAGTCTAAGTATAGTCGCTGATACCGTAACATCAGCATCTCCATATATCTTTAATATTTCTCTACGTTCCGTATATGGAATGTGTGGATTACATGCTGATGGAAGCAAAGCTGATGGATTTAAGAGTATTGTTGTAGCACAGTTCACTGGTATTGGTCTTCAAAAAGATAATAAGGCTTTCGTTAAGTATAACCCAGAGTCTGGATCATATGAAGATTCTTCTAGTATCGCTAATCTATATTCAGATTCTTTATCCAGATACAAACCATCTTATGAGAGTTATCATGTAAAGGCAAGTAATAATGCTTTCATTCAAATAGTTTCTGTATTTGCTATTGGTTATGGAGTTCATTTCCTCGCAACAAGTGGAGGAGATCTTTCCATAACAAACTCAAACTCCAACTTTGGAGCAAAATCTTTAGTATCAAAAGGATTTAGAAATAAATCTTTTCCAAAAGATGATGTTGGATATATTACTCATATAATTCCACCAAGAGAAACAGAATTTTCTGATATTAGTGTTGAATTTACCTCCATTGATATTCAACAGAGTGTCGGTGTTGGAACTACATCTCATCTTTATTTGTATAATGAAAAAAATCAAGTCATATCTCCAGAAACAGTAATTGATGGATATAGACTTGGAGCTAAACGAAATGATAGACTGTATGTTGATATAGAGGTTTCTGGAATATCAACTCAATATCAGGCTAGAATAGTGATGCCTGGTACTGAAACCAGTTATGAAAAGTCATTTACTGTTGCTAAGAAGGTAAATGGAATATCAAATGAAATAACAGCAAATACTATAACATTTATAGAAAATCATAGTTTTGAAAATGGCGAGACAATAAGAATAGTTAGTGATACTGGTCAAATACCAGATGGATTAATTAATGGTCAAGTTTATTATGCAATTACTAGTGGTTTGTCTGCAGATAAGATTCAAATTGCTAAAACATTTAATGATGCATTAATTGGACAAGAAACGACAATTTATAGCAATGAAACAAGCACTGTACGTGTTATTAGTAGAGTATCCGATAAGAAGTCTGGAGAAATTGGACATCCTATCCAATGGGATACTTTTAACAATCAGTGGTACGTTAATGTTTCTAGTACTGATAATACAATAACCCCATTACTATCATCGTTATCTGGACAATCTACACCAAGAACATATATTCTAAGACAACCAGATACTAGACCATTAACTGATAGAATATACAGATTGCGGTATGTAATACCAAAAGATACTCCGTTTACATCTAGACCCCCTACTGAAGGATATGTTATTCAAGAGTCTAGTGATGTGTTCAGTACCCAATCTGAAACTGAAAAATATTATAGTCTTTCCGAAAAAACACTTTCAGATAGTTCAGAGCTAAGAAACTTTAGATTTATATCAAATGCTACCTGGAGTGCTGGATCAGTTACCTTCACTACAGAACTTCCCCATAATTTGAGTATTGGATCTATTGTTTATATTGGTAATGTAACAAGTACTCAAAATCCATCTGGAGATGACTATGTTGCATATAATGGAGAATATTATGTTGATTCTATTCCAAATTCAAGGCAATTTGTAGTAGAGTTGTCGAGTGATCCTGGGACATTTACAAATAATACCTCAGTAAGAAATGAAAATCTACCTTATTTCTATAAGAGTAGATATACTGGAACATATACGATTTATAGGTCTGAGGAAGTTCAGAGATACGTTAGAGATCAACAAGATGGTGTATATTATTTAATAGTAACAAATACATCGAATACCCCTATAGTATCTCCTTTTGAACTTGAGAATTTTGGACAACCAATTCAGAATCTTTATCCACAGATCAATAGAGATAATCCAACAATAGATCCAAAGGCATCTGTATCATATGCTCTTCCCGATCCAGTTGGTCAGGTGATAGTAGATGATCCAGAATCTAGTATTACAAAAGAGACTATCAATAAAATCTACTCTGATTTTAATGTTGGTATTGCTATTACTAATATTATATCCACACCGTCTTCAGGAATAGCTCATACAATATACACTAGCATTGACCATAACTTAAATAGAATTTCAAAACTTTCCATTATTAATCCTGGATTTGGATATGGTAGTGGTTCTAATCAGGTAGTGTACAATGCATCTCTAGTAGGAACATCAAATTCTGTAACTGGAAATAATGCAACTGCTGTTATCAGTATTGATGGAACTGGATCACTTACTGGCGTCAAAGTTATGGACGGTGGAGGTGGTTATAATATTGGTGATAGATTATTTGTTGTTGGCGTTGGAACAACCGTAGGATATACTACAGCAATCGTAGAAGTTTCTAAGACTTATAATAATATTGGTGATACTCTTTATGTTAATAATATAGATTCACTATATGATGAGTATAATACTCTATACAGAATTACTGGTATATCAACATTAAGTCAAAGAGTCTTATTTGTCGAATCCTCTAGACAAATAAATGGTATCTCTACACTTGGAGTTGGACAAACAGTTGTTAATTCTGCGAAAGCATATATTTTAGGTCCAACTATTGGTATTTCTTCTTTATCATATAACCAAAATACTGGTGTTGTTTCCTTCACCACATTGCAAAATCACCCATTCTTACTTGGTGATAAAGTTAGAATTAGCGGTGCTAACTATAGCGGATACAATGATGATTTCATTGTTACTAAGTTTGTTAATAACACAAGATTTGAGGTTAATGTTGGTATTGGTACAACTGTTCCAAATGCACTAGGAACAATATATGCATATAAAAATGGATTTGATTCGCGTGGTGGATTAATTACAAGACAAAATGAAAGTATTTCTGGAAGACAAATTCCAACTTATGATAACCTAAGTACAACTCTTTCTGGTGCAGTTTCCTCAGCAGACATTGCAAATATCAGTCTCACATCAGTCAATGATCTTGACTTGGAGTTGGGTGATTATTTACAAATTAATGATGAGGTAATGAGAGTTAGAGAATCTGTTGATGGTAATCCAGTTTCTGTATTCAGAGGAGTTCTTGGATCCAGAAGAAGCACTCACAATGTTGGCGCTGTAGTTAGAAGAATTAGACCAATACCAGTAGAATTAAGAAGAAACTCTATTATCAGAGCATCTGGTCACACTTTCGAATATCTTGGATATGGTTCTGGAAATTATTCAACTGCTTTCCCAGAAAGGCAAGATAGACAACTAACTGCCCAAGAAGAACTTCTTTCTCAATCATCTAAAGTTGATGGTGGAGTTGTCGCATTCACTGCGATGAATAGTAATGGTGATTTCTATATTGGAAATAAAAAATTAAATTCCACAACAGGAAAAGAAGAAGTATTTGATGCTCCAGTTCCAACTGTAACTGGAGAAGATATTACATCTCCAGATTCTGTTGGATTTGATGTTCAAAATGTAGCGGAAACAACTGTAAGAAGATCAATAAAAGTTGAAGGTGGAACTGATGGAAACATTATTTCAGAATTCAATGGTCCAGTTATCTTTAATAACAAGGTAACATCAACTTCAACTAAAGGAATTGAAGCTGAATCTCTGTATCTGCAGGGAGATGTGAAAATTTCAAGAAAGTATACTACATCAAATACTAAGCCAACTTATGAAGGAAATGCGGGAGACGTAGTTTATAATGCATCTCCTGATAGTGGAGGAACTTTTGGATGGGTTTACACTACATCCAATAGATGGGAAGATTTTGGTCTTATTTCTGAAATAGTTCCATTATCTAGAAACCTTGGAATTTCTACTTACGGAGAATATCTTGGAGTTACAACTAGTTTAAATCTTATTGGACTTGGCGTATCTATTTCTGGTGGAGTAGATGTTAGTAGTGGAATTGCTACATTAACTTTATTCTCAAGTTCAGTAGAGCCACAATATCTACTTGTTGCTGGAGTATCAACATTCCAGAATGATGTTATAACTAATGATATTGTATTTGTTAATAGAGGAGCTGTAGTTGCAGGAGTGACTACATTTAATTCCCAAATTAGAGCAAATGCTGGTATTCAAGTTTTCAGTGGAGCATCCATTGACGATTTAAATGTTACTGGGTCAATCATTACTACGGAATTAAATACTACTAATTTTACAAATTCTACAGCAAACTTTGCTGGTGATGTATCTGCAGGAAATACATCAAGATCTGCAAACACAGTTATTCAGTCTCTATCAGGAGATAATAATACAGCAGGTTTTGAAGCATTTGGCGATACACAAGGGACTGGATATCTTTATGTTGGATCACGTTCAACAAGAGGTGGAGGAGTTTCTTATAATGGAAACCTGTCCCCATCTTTTGCATTAAATGAGGAAGCAGATTCTATTTCATTCTACAGAAGAAATTCTAGTATTAATAGTGTAGTATTTTCGTATCCATACAACTCCAATGATGTTACTTTTACTGGTAATATTTTTGCAAATGATATTACTATATCAAATGTTGCAGCATCTGGAAACTTATCAGTAACTGGTAGTATATCTACTTCCAGAAATATAAATTCTACTGGTATTTCTACACTACCAACTATTGTAACAAATTCAGTTAGTGTTAATAATTCACTGAATATTACTGGAACAGTATCCCAGAATGTAGTTTCTGTTGGAGTAGGAACTGTTATTAATTGCTCACTAGGTAATTACTTTACTGCTACTGTTAATTCTAATACTACATTCTCATTTAGTAATGTTCCTGCTTCTGGTGTATTTGGTGTTACGATTGAAATCACTCATGTATCTGGAAGTATTTCGTGGCCTTCTTCTGTTAAATTCCCAGAGGATCAAGCTCCCTTGTTAACAGCAGGAAAAACTCATCTATTCATGTTTGTTACCGATAATGGTGGATCCAGATGGAGAGGTGCCGCTCTATTTGATTATGTGGATTGATAGGACAGTTTAAAAGGTGTCCACTGAACCCATCGGATCGATCCGATGGGTTTTATAATATGGAGAGACGCAAGGCATTATGAGGTTTTCAAACCTAGATCGAATCCTATTTGTTGGAAGTTTTATGCTTCTTATGAATTGGGGAGTTCGTATTACTAATGCACTTTTAAATTATGCTTTCTCTTGAATTATCTGGTTACAATTATAGCAAAAAACTATGCAGAAGTATAGTCAATTGGTTTATTACTAAGCACTTACCAAATCATAAACTTTTTATTGAGGTAAATCATAGAGGACTTTATCGAGAAGGAGTTTATGGTTGGTGTACTGTAGAAGATTGCAATTATCGTCCTAGAGAATTTTTGATAGAAATTCATAATTTTCTTACAGTTGAAGACTATACCAAAACTTTATTGCATGAATTGTGGCATGTTTATCAGCATGTAAAGGGACACCTGAAAGATAAACATCAAAAACGTTTGTGGAAAGGTATTGATTATACTGATACTGACTATGAAAATCAACCTTGGGAAATTCAATCTCGATCAATGGAACAAGTTCTGTATCTGTATTACTTGACAGATACCCAGTGTCCTGTCTAGAATGCCTTTGTTGCGCTTAGAAAAAATCTAACTAAAATTAAAATGGAAACTAAAAAGAAAAAGTCTAAGATTGTCTGCGTTACACCAGTTTCAAGTAAAGCTAAAAATCGATTTTGCAACATTATGAATAATCTTCATAGTTGTGTTGTTGAGAATGAAAAAATTATCGATGGTGTTGAATGTTTCTTTTTAGTTTCTCTAAATAAACAGTACTGTTTTTGGATTCCTAAGGTAGGAAATGAGCATTGGAAAATTGAAAAATGAAAGCATCCAAATCAGATCTAATGCATCACAGATTGCAAGCTTGGCTTAGAGAAAACAGATGTAGTGATCTGGAGTATCTTGGCTTGCAAAATGGAGAACATTATTATAGAATAGGATCACATAGAGTACCAGTTTCAAATATTGAGGGGTTTGATTTAGCCGATGAGTAAACATCTTTTTAATAGTAATGCTGAAAAATTTTCAGCACCAATACAAGTGGAAACAACATGTCATTTTATGCCCATGTTCAGTGTGCCTCTTCTTCATATTAGGATTAACAATTGGGAAGAAAAAAAACAAGATTTGCTGCAAATTTATTCATATTCCAAGAAAAATGCAATTCAAATAGGCGGTCCTGGTGATGTAAATACGGATTATCATTATAATTCTAAAAATTGCAATTCATACAGTCCTGCAATTTATGATATTCTTGAAGAAGAAATTCTCCTAGCAAAAGATGTTCTTTTCAATAAAGATGATTTTGAGCAGAAAAAAGATCCAGGATCTGAATATATGTTAGCTCCAGATGATCTTGATGATATCGATCTTGTAATGGAGAATTCATGGTTTGAAACAAGCACAAAGTTAACTCATCACGAAGTTCATACTCATGGTCCTGTTGGATATAGTGTCGTTGTTTATATTCAATATGACGAGAGAGTTCATACACCAACTCAATTTGTGAATCCATATTTGTCCAATTTTATTGGTAATCCTCAAATTTATTCTCCTGCTCATCTGGTACAAGAAGGATCTATGATCTTATTTCCATCATCAGTTCTACATTACACATCTCCAAACTCTAGTGATGTTGAAAGAATTGTCCTCTCATTTAATTTTGTAACAAAAACAAAGTCAACTAGGGAGTATGTATTTGTATGATTCACTTTTTTCATTCTCCTTTTGTATTCTGGACAAAAGTTCCAAATCACAATCAACTAAAAGAATATCTTTTACCAAAAATTGAGAAAGATTATAGATTGAATGGTAAATCTTACCGAGATGAATCTTGTTGGGAATGCAACTCAACTTCATCTTTTCACTCCCCAGTTGATGTTGATAAGAGTATCTTAGCATATGAACCTCTTATTGATGCTATCTGGAATTCTTACTCTGAATTTATTGATGAATTGATTGATTCGCAAATGTTATGTACTGAGGCGGAAATTGGAAATTATTCTGAATCTAGTCTCAGTAATCTTTGGTATAATTATTACAATAAAGGAGAATTTCAAGAAACTCACGATCATAGCAATAAAAATGATTTCTCTGGCATCTATCTCCTTTCAATTCCAGAAGAATATAATACTACTGCTTGGTACAATTATAATGCAGCAATTACTCCATTTGAAAATGGTTTATATTTTGGACAAAAAGATGCCCAAGAGCATGGAATTGGTGAGGGACACATGCTCATTTTCCCATCAAAATTACTCCATCATGTACCACCCGCTTCTGGGACTAGGATAACTATTTCATATAATTTTAGATCTCCCAATGCCTAAAACATATGCAAAAGTAATAAAGAAATTTATTTCTGAAAATGAAATAGATTCATTAAATTTATGGTCTATTAATAATTTTCAAAAAAATAGACATCAATATCATGATCCTCATATGGATGACTATTATGAAGAAACTAGGTTTACTACAAGATTAGGAAACTCTGAGGATCACTCTAAAAAGGAATATCAAATTCAATATCCAAAAGTAGCTTTTGATATCCAAGATAGAATTATTGATTTATTTCGGATGGACGGAGTAAAAACTCCTCCATCTTATTTTAATGGTATTGTGAATGGAATTGGATTCGAAAATGGTTCAATATGTAAACATGTAGATCCAACATATTATGAAGGAACAGAGACCATGCACTGCAATATAATTACACAAAAAGCAGAGTCTGGTGGAATTACGATTATTGAAGATGTAGAATATGATATTGAGGAGGGAGACTTATTATGCTATATTGTCTCTAAACAATATCATGAGGTAACAAAGACAACTGGAAAAAGAAATAGGATTTTGTGGGTGTTTGGATTCTGTATAGATCAAGAAAAAATAAATCACATTTTTGGTGATTGATTAAATACTAACGGTAGCAATTAAGGACATGGACCAAAATCCAAAAATTATAGCAATAGATCTAATGATAGAAGATCTACATACCCGACATCATGAAATAAGATCTAATGCTAGTTATAATGAGTGTGCTGAAGAGTTGGAACTGATTAAAACTCAACTCATTGAATATTTGCACACAATGAGAAGTAATTTAGATGTTTAATACTTCATACTACTTATCAATCTTTTTTGTATTCATTGTACTTGCATATATGATCTCCGTAGATCAAAATGTGGCTAGGTATATAATTTTATTGGGTAAACAAATAAAGATATTTTTTGAAAGATTAATTTATATGATTAGATACCATCCTTCAAATCCAATAAGTAATTATCTTCTAACCAGAAGATCCTATAAAATAGCCAAAGAGTTACAAAAAGAATTTGAACTTAAAAATGAAAAAAGTGATTGATCAACAAGTCCACTCCGAAAAAAAATTTCATGAAGTGTTTCCATATGCACTAGAGTGGTTCGTTAAAGAAGGAAAGAAAAACCTTCAACATAACGCATATTTCCCATACGAAGATTATAGAAATGATTATGCAAGAAAACTTAAATCAAGTGGAGCAATTAAAATCAGAAGATACAAAACAGAACCTAAGTAAATTGTATGATGATTGCTTTTATGTCCAACAAAAAAAATATGGACTCTGGTATTCTACCGACAAAGAAGGACAGGGACTTATCACGGCTCTCACTGAAGAGCAATGTGTATCAGCAACCCGTTTTTATCTTAAGGGACGGCAGGAAGGTTTCTCTGAATCCAAAACTTATCAAGGCGAAGTGGGAGGGAAGTTGTGACTCATTCTCATAATGTATCAATTGAAAGAACATGTGGAGATTGCACATCCTGTTGTGAAGGGTGGTTATATGGTGAAGCATATGGACACCAATTTAATCCTGGTCAACCATGTTTTTATCTATGCAAAAGTGGTTGTTCAATTTATGAAAAAAGACCAGAAGATCCATGTAGATTATTTAAATGTGTGTGGCTTGAAGAAGCAGATGTGTTTCCAGAATGGATGAAACCTAGTGAATCTAATATTATTTGTATAGAGAGAGAATGGGTTAATGAAAAAAAGGAAACTACAGCATATCTAGCATTTACTGCTACTGGAAAAGAAATTGATACAAAAGCATATCATTGGATTATGAAATTTCATTATGAAAATAAAATCCCAATTACAGTTCAACTTCATGATGATATTGGAATCTATGGTCCAGATGAATTTATTGACTACATACGTAATACGTGATATAGTATAATTTTATATCAATTTTATGACTAAAAGAACTTATACGCAAAAAGATGGAACAATTTGGGAATGGGACGAGACTCCAGAACTTCTTCAGATCCTTAAAGAACTACACACAAACAACAACACACCCAGCACTGGATCCAACAACCCCGTGGTATGATTGTTTATGCTATTGCGAAATCTGCGAAAGTTTGGGACCAATTCCTGGGCAACCATCTATTCGCAGATTTATGGCTTATAGAAATTATTTAAAATCTGTTGGCGTACTGTGATGGTTAATAAACTCATAGAATGGTTTTTTTCTCCAACAGAAAAAATGATAGTTGAGGAAATTGATGTCTATTCAAAATTAATTGAATTAGAAGAAAAATACAATAAATTACTAGATGATGTGAAAATATTGCAGGAAGAAAATATAGAAACAACGAACATTCTTTACGAAATAGAAAATACACTGGATATGTATCAGAAAAATGATTAATATATTCGAAGTAAATGATCTATCAAACATGATAGAAGAAAGATTTGGAGATAGTAGAATATTCTATATGGATAATTTTTACAAGTATCCAGATCTAATTCGTGACCATATAATGAATACCAATTGTCCAGTATGGAAACAACAGGAAGGTAATGGAAATACTCATAATATGAGATATTTTGAGGATAGAAGGCATGAATTATTCTATGATGAATTGAAAGATGTCTTTTGGGATATAGTTGATATAATTGGAGATGGAAAAACAGTACCTCTAGATGATACTGAGTTCGTCACTAATATGACTAAATTCTATGATGTTCCATATAATGATTTTGAAAATAATTATTGGTGGCCTCACAGAGATGCGGGGTGGAACGGTATAGTATATTTTAATGATTATTCTGATGGTGAATGTGGGACCAACATTTATCAGAGAATGTATAAAGATCCAGACTATGATAATATCCCAGAACATTTGAATGCTTGGGTTCCAAAAGAGCATTGGAAAGTTATAGGAAAATTTAAATCAAAATATAATAGGTTCGTTTGTTTTGAAGGTGATAGATTCCATCATGGAATGAATATAACCGATAAAAGATATTTTGGGACAAAAGAGAGTAATAATTACAGGATTAATCAGGTATTCTTCTTCAAGGATAAAAACAAATAATATTATGGCCGTTCACAAACACAGAGTAAATCCTTACAGATCCAATATAGAAATATCGGATGTAGAAGCTTTTGATATTTTTCCTACAACAGTGTGGGCAGGAAAAGTTAATGTTGATAATGATGTTATATTAAATGAATGCTATTCTCTTCGAGATAAATATCCTGATGGAGTAAGAAAATCTAATTTTGGGGGATGGCAAAGTGATGTATATAATCTTGATGAAATTGTAACTGAAGTCGAACTCCCTGCAGTATCTGATCTAGGAACTAAAATATTATTTTTTGCTAATAAACTGTGTGAAGAAGAATTGAATTCACAAAGAATGTTCCAAGAATCTGGAACAGGATTTTGGATTAATATAAATGAACAATTTTGTTATAATGTACTTCATTCTCACCCAAAGTGTGATTTAATAGCTCTTTATTATGCAAAGATTAATTTTACGCAAGGTAACTTAAATTTGATGAGAAATGATGGGTCAGCTCACACTCTTCTTTATGAAAATTTAGATAATGGTAGTTTTTTTAAATTGAATGCTGAACCTGGAGTTGTATATCTATTTCCTGCTCATATTCTTCATTATGTTGAACCAAATCTTGTAGATGATACTAGAGTTTCTATCTCTTTTAATATTAGTTTCTAATTTAAATACTAAATAGTAAAAGCATAATTGGAGGATGAAATAAAAATATTATGTCAGTCTTAACAGTAGATGGTATTAATTTTAGCGATGGTACATCTCTAAATTCAAGATACGGAATTATACCTCAAAATTCTGTTGTAGTTTTCTATCAAGCGTCTGCTCCAACTGGATGGACTCAATTAACAACTCAAAATAATAAAGCTCTAAGGGTTGTTAGTGGAACTGGTGGAGGTTCTGGTGGAAGTATTGCCTTTACATCTGCTTTTCCCGGAACATTAAAACCAATCACAGGTATTGTAACGACAACAGGTACTGTTGGAGATACTACACTAATAACATCACAACTTCCATCTCACTCTCACGGGGCTGGATCTGAAGTCAACGTTAGACCAGGAGCTCCTAGTGTTACTGGACGTTTAGCAAACACTGATGCTCCAAATACTGGACTTACTGGTGGCGGATTACCTCATAATCACCCATTCGTTTCTGGAGACTCTCCTTGGTCAACTACAATTGACTTAAGAGTGCAGTATATTGATGTAATAATTTGTAGATTTAATTGATAAAAGATTAGGAGGAGGGTAATAAATGGCTATTTTAACAGCAACCAGTATAGTATTTGGGGATAGTTCCGCAATTAATTCCTTCTATGGAATTATACCTAAAAATACCACTGTGGTTTTTTATCAAGCAAATGCTCCGACTGGTTGGGCTAAAACTACATCTCAAGATAATAAAGCTCTTAGGGTTGTTAGTTCTACTGGTGGAGCTACTGGTGGAAATGTACCTTTTACTTCCGCCTTTCCTAGTGTATCAAATGTAAGTATTGCTGCTACAACAGTTGGTGTTGGTACTGTTGGAGATACTACATTAACTATTAGTCAAATAGCACCTCACGCTCACGGTTCAGGAGGAGCGAATACTGGTATTGCTGCGGGACCTGCTACTCCTTCTAGGTATCTGGAAAGAACTCCTATACAATATGGTATTAGGGTAGCTTACGCACAGGTTAGAAACTATCAACAACCACAAGCTTATAGACAACCTCAAACATATTCACAACCCCAATCATTTAGACAACCACAAGCGTATAGGCAACCAAAAACATATCAACAACCATTAACTTATCAGCAGCCATCTACTTATCGGCAACCATCAGTATATACAGTTCCTATTGTTAACAGACAACCGACTCAAACTCAACAACCATACAGAACTCCAGTAATTAGAAACTATCGTCAACCATTTACTTCTCCTGTTAACGCTGGTGTTCCTGTTCAGCAACCGAGATCATATCCATTTACAAGGAATTATCAGTCACCATTTACTTCTCCTATCAACACTCAATCTACAGTCGTAATTAACCGACAGGCTCCTTTTGGAAACAGAGGTCGAAATGTATTTGGGGAAAGGGATAGAAATAATAATGCTAGAAGAGGTCGAATTATCCGACCAAATAGGAATAGGGTAGTTCGTAACTATGCTCAACCAAGAAGTTATAGTTTTCCACAACCAAGATCTTATCAACAACCAAGAAGAAGCCCTATTAGTAGATCATTGCAGAACAATACTAGAGCAAACGTTCAGCAACCAAGATCTTATCAACAACCAAGAAGAAATCCAATTGCTGTTGGTTACAGACAACCAAGAACAACACCAGTTGTTGCTAGAAATCCACTAACATATCAGCAACCAAGGAATTTAAGAAGTCCTGCACCTAAAAGGACTCCTATTGTTAATAGATCACCGATTGTTAACCGAGTAATTGCGAACAAAAGAGTTATTGCAAATACTTATATTCAGGCATCCAAAAGAATCGTTGCTAACAAAAATGTTCCTCTTGTAAATTACAATCCCGTAAGATATCCACAATTAGTGAATGCTAGATATGCTACAAGAATACTTGTTCCTGGTGGGCAGATAAGAACTGCAAACACTAATGGTCCAGATACTGGATTAACAGGCGGTGATGGATCTCATAATCACCCATATACTGGCGGACTCATAAGTATTTCTTCCTCAGTAGATTTAAGAGTTCAATACATAGATGTTATTCTTTGCTATTTGCAATAAATACAGTATAATTTACATATTATTAATTTGACTTGTAATGAAAAATAATTATTGTCCATTGATTAAAAAAGAATGCATTCAAAATAAATGTGCATGGTATACTCATATTAGAGGTATAAATCCAAATACTGGACAAGAAGTTGATGAATGGAATTGCACCATTTCTTGGATTCCAATGCTTTTGATTGAAAATTCACAGCAGCAACGTTCTACTGGAGCAGCTGTTGAATCCTTTAGAAATGAAATGGTAAAAGCAAATGAAAGCAATCTAAATATTCTAGAAGCAGCAGCAAACATGTTTTATGGTGCATCTGAGGCAGTTGAAGAAATTAGGTTTTTTGAGGAGTCTCAGCAAAATCTAATTGAAAATAATGAAGAAGATCAAAACCTATTAAATCCTGAAGGAGGAAACTAGTAAAAATGAGAGTTACAATTATTCCTAGTGAAAAGAAAGTAGTAGTAGATGGTAGACCAATCATATTTGATTCTTGGAATTTTAATGATGGACACATTCATGCTATTCAATGGAATCACGATAAAGGTCATATTGAATTCGTAACTAGAGATCCTAATCAGGAAATCGAGTCTCTTGATTATATTCAAAAATATTTGGATATCTTTTTCGATGAAATTCCTAAGATCGAACAGATCCGTATGAAAAGGGAAGAGGAAGAGAGGCAGCGTAAAGAACAAGAGTCTCTCGAACTCCAAAGTGTAGATGAGGAAAAAGAGCAATTAAAGAAAATGGTAGAGCATACCATTGAAGAAAATAAAAAAATAAGAGAAGCAAAAAATGCATTAGAAGTGCAAAGAACAAAAGAAATTGTTGAAAGTGAAAATGAAGCGAGACGACTGGAAATCGAAAAGCAAAGATTAGAAGCAGAAAATAAGAGACTTCAATCAGAACAGGAGATTTCTGCTAGGGAAAAATTCTGGAATGAACATTTCCAAAAACAAAATGAAGATCTTTTAAAAGCTCATGATGAGATGGGGAAAGTAGCAGAAAAAGTAGATAATACAGTAAAATCTTATTTTGATAAAATTGATGAAAAGAAGAGTGTAATTGAAGAATCTATCAATGCACAAATCAATCAATTAAAAGAATCTGAGAATATTTTAAACGAAAAAAATAAATTATCTCAAGATGAAATTTCAGCGCAATATCAAAGAATTAATGAGTTAAATACAAAGTTAGCTGAAGAAAAGGAAATTACATTTACCGATATTAACAAGAGGTATGAAGAGCTTGAGGAAAGAACTTCTCAAATTCAAAGACTAAGAGATTTAGCTGAATCAAGTGCTCAATCAATGATTCAACAAAATGAACTTCAATTAGAGCAAATCAAATTGGAAAGAAAAAAGATTGATGAGATGAAACAAGCTCACGATCAATCAATTGAGATTATGACTCAAACTCTGGAACTTCAGAGATCTGAAATTGAAATTCATAGAAAAGAACTTGAAAATAGAGAGAAGGAACTTCAGTCTAAGATTGTTGAAAAAGATGTTGAATATGAAATGAGATCATATGAACAACTTAAGAATCTAGCAATTGAAAATCTTGTTGAGCAAGAGACACGAAATATTGTTAGAGATGAAGCTCAGAATAGAGCTGCAAAAGCAATTACTAAAATTGCACAATCTGAAGATCCACTAGATATCTTTAAGGCAGCTATGATGGATCCTACTATTACTCTAGAGACTTTACCAATAGACAAAATCATTGGATGGTTCTCTAAGATTCAGAAGGCACAAGAGCTATGTAAGAAGTATAATATTACCTATGAGCAACTTCTTGAGTCTAAAGAAATGAGAGATATGCTAAACTTTACTTTCTAATAAATTTTAATAGTTTATAATATAAGATAATGAATGATTTCTTACTAGAAAATAACCATATAGTAATTCCTAATTTCATATGCAGTGATAGAGCCAAAGAATTAGCAAGAGAGTTTAAGTTAGTATCCGAAGAATACAATTTTCCATCTGATAAACAAGCTCTAAACTCTCACAGTTGTTATAATTATCTTCCAGCTCTAGAATTACTATGTGAAAAAACATCACATGTTTCTGATATTATTGGAACACCAGTATTGCCTACTTACACCTATGGTAGAATATATAAAAATGATTCTGTATTAGAAAAGCATACTGATAGACCAGCTTGTGAAATATCAGCAACAGTTCATTTAGATGGAGATCGTCCGTGGTCAATATGGATAGAAACTCCAGAAGGAAATCCAAGATGTGTTAATCTAAATCCAGGAGACGCAATGATCTACCTTGGATGTGTTGCTCCTCATTGGAGAGATGCATATAGAGGAGAATGGTATGCTCAGTTTTTCACTCATTATGTGAGAGCATATGGACCATGTTCTGATGTTTACTTTGATAAGTATAAAGTAAGTAATAATGAAGAGTCAGCGATGCTCAAAAAATTATATGAAGAGCAAAGCACAAAAAATCTAGCATTAGAAAATAAATTGTTTGCTAGTTCAGATGATGTCCAACAATTCGAGCAACATTCGGACAATTTTGTAAAAAAGGTTTTAAAAAATAAAAACATTAAGGAAAAGGAGGTGAACGTGATGAGTCCAGCTATTACTTTTGAGAGTGAGTTAGAAGAACTAGTTAAAAAAATCGCTGGTAGTGTAAATAAAGAACCAGATAGTCCTATTGATAATGAGACAAATGAAAAAGCTTTTATCAATTACATTACTGATGAAAGTAAAGAAAATACTTCAGTAACAAAATCAATAAAGGATAAATTTATCTACAGAAAATTTGCTGAAGATAATAATGATAATGCATTGATTACTTCAACTACATCAACTACGAAACTATCTGACTATATCGTAGTAGTCGATGATGTTATTCCATTGGAATTGTGTGATGAAATATTGGATGAATATATTAATACTGATTTGTGGAACAATGCACTGACTGGTGGAGGTCTTGATAAAGAATCTAGACGTTGTAATGTAATTGGATTATCTGAACCAGAGGTTATCAACCAAAATCCAGATTATAGATCTAAGATAGATTCTGCACTCTATGAATGTGTGGCTAATGCATTATCAAAATATCAAGCAAAATTCCCATATTTTGATATAGAAATAAATGAAGACAGTGGATATGAATTACTAAGATATAAAACTGGAGATTTTTATGTTCAGCATACTGATTCATTTAAACAACAACCAAGAGCAATATCTTGTACAATGTGCCTAAATGATGATTATGGCGGTGGTGAATTTGGTTTCTTTGATAGAGAGGTTGTTCTTAGACCAAACAAAGGATCTGTAATTATGTTCCCATCAAACTTTATGTATCCCCATGAAGTAATGCCTGTAACTAGCGGAACTAGATATTCTATTATTACATGGTTAGTTTGATATGGATTTGGAGCATTCTCATCAGTTTTTTATTGGTTCGTATGATGATTGTTTAACAAAAGAAGAGTGTGATATTCTAATAGATTTTTTTGAAGGTAGAGGTGATAGGAAACACTTAGGTCTAAATCAATTTGATGAATATAAGCATCTTGGAAGACATGATCTTCAAATAAATCTATTAAACTTTAAAGATGATGAGAAAATCCAACCAGTTGTTACTAAACTTCTAGAATCTGTAGATAAGTGTGTAGAAGTCTATAAAAATGTATTTTTTACATATAATCAAATTTTATATTCTGATATTCTTGATAGACTAACTAACCCAGCAGTAAAAATTCAAAAAACTCCAATACGCGGAGGATATCATGTATGGCATTGTGAAACAACTGATGTTAGTTCTTTAGAAAGATCTCTAGCATGGATTTTATATTTAAATGATATTCCAGAGGGTGAAGGAGAGACTGAATTTTTATGGCAAGGTGTAAGAATTCAACCAAAAGTGGGAAGATGTGTTCTATGGCCTGCTCAATTTACTCATGTTCATAGAGGAAATCCTGTATATACAAAAGAGAAGTACATAGCAACTGGATGGATCTGTTATAAAGATGTTATAGAAAATCATGCACATTCTCCATTTATCTATGACCCACAAAGAGACTTTACCTGGAAAAAAACAACTGATGAGAGACTAAAGAGAGAGGGTTATAGGAGAAGAACTGAGGATGATTGACTAATCCTACAATTTACGATACAATTTGACTATGATACATACCTTAAAATAATGGCTCTATCAAAATCAGTCGAAGAATCTCTGAAAGAAGCAGAGGCTGCCCTAAGAAATGCATTAGCATATGCTGCCCGCCAAGAAAGACCCGTTGTTTGTAATGGGATCGCTGAAATGATTTGTAGGATTGATCAAATTCAATCCTTTGATGGTATTCTTGATAAAATTGAAGATATGAAAAATTCTGACGGAAAAAATTGGGGATCTTTCTTTTCGACGGATGGTTGATAATGGCTTTACCAAAGGATTTTGATGGTAAGTTTACTCTTAAAAAATCAAATGGTTTTGGGTTCTTACCAGAAGATGATTCTTCAGATATCTTTACCGTTTGGTTTTATCGAAGAGAGAGTGAAAATAAAACCATTAAAGAGTTTTTAGATAGTCTAGATCCAGAAAATATTGGATTTGATAAACCTTCAAATCAATTATTCTATAAATCTATTTCAGGTCAGATTTATAGAATGGATTTTACCAAGGTCAAATAATATTACAAATCGTAACACAATCCCAAAGAGAACATTAAGTTTCTAGATAGTAGTGTATTGGTATGCTAACATTGAGATATATCGCAAAGAGACCATGACCTACTTCCAAAATAAAGATAAAAATCTAACAGATGATGAGTGGAATGAGATGAATGCTCTGAGAACGGTTATGAATCAAAATCCAGCAGCTTTGCACCCAGATAAAATGGAACAATTCACTGAATATCTCATTCGTTCCATGCGAGGAACGGATCAATAAGTGGCACACTGGTGGTTGCAGGACACCCCTCTTGCCCTATAATACTCTCATACGCAACAAACTGATGATCACTCCCACTCGCCAAGAGTTCAGCGACTTCTGTGCTCAGCGTGATGCTCAAAATACTATTCATCTTAATATTGTTAAGTATGGTCTGATGTTGTGTGATGCTTTGACTGCTGATGCTAGTCACCTTAAAGCAGCAAACTATGGGTTTGAACTCGACTCTTCTGGTCGAAAGTACCATAAAGTTTTCATGTATATTAATGGTCGTCGTGATAGCATTCACGCTTTTATTGATAAGAAGACTGGTGATGTATTGAAACCTGCTAGCGTAAAAGCACCCGCTAAGGGTGTTCGTTACAATGTTCTCTCTATTCCTTCCCGTGAATCAATGTTTGAGCGTTGTGATTGGGCAGGTGGTTATCTTTATAAGTAATAGTAAATGATAAAACAAGTATGAAATTTCTTTTACTGTTGCCGATTGTATTCACATCAATACCATCACATGCGATTACCTGGAAAGAGTTTTGGGAACCTTTTGATAGTGAAATTCATGTATACCAAAGTCCACCTATGTGTAGAAGACGTGTATATAGAGAGCAATATGTACCAGGAACAGAATGGAATCCTGGATATGTTAGACGTTGGTATGATGTAGTCAGACAACCTTGTAGTTCACGTTATTGATCATGCCTACTTACAAAGCAGAAATTAAAACAGTTCCAACGGGATCTAGTTATACTGTAACTGTAGAATCTGGATCTATGAGTACCGCTAGACAAGAGATTGAGCATCTTTATGAACCAATTTACATTCGAAATTTACGTCAAGTTGGATCTGAATCTGGTAGTGATGGATCTATCGAAGGTACATGGTTTCTAATTGCTATTTTAGTTACAATTGTTATTGCAATTCAATTCTGGCCTATCACACTTGCACTTCTGGTAATTTGGGGTCTTTATAAGATTTTTAGTTGAGCTGTGACGGTTTAGAAACCTGCACACAGGGTTCCTTCGGGGACCCTTTTTTGCTATAATACTCTCATACGCGATGAATCCAGTGATCCAACTCCGTCCCCACCAGACCCGCGCTACTGCTGCTATGGAAAAGTATAGCAAAGGTCAGGTTATCGTTCCTACTGGCGGCGGCAAGACTCTGAAGATGATCTTCGACGCTATCCGCCAATTCAAGTCTGAAACTGCTCAGACCATTGTTATCGTTGCTCCTCGCATCCTTCTTGCCGAGCAACTCTCCTCTGAGTTTCTTGAGCACATTGTTGATGTTGAGGTGATGCACGTTCACAGTGGTGAAACTCATCACTTCAGCACCACTAAAGTGTCTGAAATTCAAGCTCACGATGCTGCTTGTAAGGTTGCAAATCGCCACCAACTTATTTTCACCACCTACAACTCTTTGAATCGCCTGCAGGCAGCACAAATTGATGTTGATACCATTTATTTCGATGAAGCACACAATTCAGTCCAACGTCACTTTTTCCCTGCTACGGAGTATTTCTCTTCTGCTTCTAACCGCTGCTATTTCTTCACTGCTACTCCTAAGCATTCTGCTACTATTTCCAAACCTGGGATGAACGATACTGCCGTTTATGGTCAGGTAATTTGTCAAGTTCCTGCTCCCGAACTTGTGCAGGGTGGTTTCATCATTCCCCCTAAAGTTGTGGTCAAGCAGATGCAACTTGCTAGCAACTTCACTAGTGTTGCTGCTCGTGACTCTGTGAATCTTCTGGAGACTATCGACGACAATCAGTGCGACAAAGTTCTGGTCTGCGCTAAGTCTACCAAGAATATTGTTAACCTCATCTCTGAGTCTGATTTCATCACTCAACTGCAGTTCCGTGGTTACTCTTACATGTATATTACAGCAAAGACTGGTGCTGTGATTGATGGTCAGAAGGTCAATCGTGAAGTGTTCTTCGACACTCTCAGCGACTGGGGTAAGGATGACTCTAAAAAGTTTGTTGTTCTTCACCACAGCATCCTTTCTGAAGGCATCAATGTGTCTGGTCTCAATGCTGTGATCTTTATGCGTTCGATGGACTACATCGGCATCTCTCAAACTATCGGTCGTGTGATTCGTCTGCACAAAGATGATGCTGCTGGACTTCGCTCTGGTACTATCACTCCTGGTGCTCTCGATCAGTACACCAAATCGTTTGGTCTTGTATGTGTCCCTGTGTTCGACAAGGTAGGTATCAGCACTGCCCAGAAGATTCAGAACGTCGTTGATATTGTCTTCGAGCAGGGCGATGCAGCAGTTTCCGTTGTGAAGCGGTGACCCCCTGGGGTCTCACCCTAGACCCACTGAGAACCCAGTCTTGGCCTAGGGTGAAAACCCGATTTTTTTGTAATTTCACCCGACAGACCCTAGTGGTCCTCCACCCCAAATAAAAATGAGGATTTTATGAAAGAAGGATTTATCGTGGGGCAAGGCACCTACGCTGCTATTCCCTACGGGAACCAACTTATGGTAATATATAATGGTCAACAGTTAAAAGTCTGTAGAACTGAAAAGTCTGCACGGGACTTTATTGCTAAGCACAAGAAGAATCCAAACATTATATGAGCGTACAAATTTTACAGAAACCCGTAGAAGAAGTTGGTAGTATTGATCAAACTTTTGATCTGATCTACATGGATCCTCCCTTTGGATTGCAGAGGGATTTTACCATGCAAGAGGAAGATGGTGAAGAAAAGGGATTCTCAGATACCTGGAGTTCTTTCGACGATTATATCGATTGGTATGCGGGTGTAATCAACAACTGTTGGGCAAAACTCAACAAAGATGGGTGGCTTTATGCTCACAACAATTTCATTGGAAATGCTCTGGTTCTGTCCAAGGTAGATCCTAAGATTAGAGATGCATTCTACACTAACATCTCATGGAAACGCAGCGGTCCTAAGAACAACATCAAAAACGGTTGGGGTAATATTGTAGATTCGATTGTTGTTTTCAGGAAAGGTAGTCCATACTTTGAGGTTGAGTATACCTCTCTTGACCCAGTGTATGCTGCTAACAGCTTTAACAATAAGGATGAGGTTGGTTACTATGCCTTAGCAAAGGTTACAGGCGAAAAGAGTCGCCCCTGTGCTCGGTTTGAGTACAAAGGATACAATCCTCAGTATGGATTCCGTATAACAAAGGAAAAACTTGAAAATTTGGACGAGCAGGGTCTATTGCACTTCGGTAGCAATAACATTTACAAAAAAATCTATTCTCATGAGTCTAAGGGCGTCCCTGTACAAAATCTATGGGATGATGTATACTTTATCAGTAGATCTGAGAAGAATAAGCGAAAGTATCCCACACAAAAGCCACTGAAACTATTAGAACGTATTATAAAGTCATCTTGTCCAGAGGGTGGTTGGGTGCTTGACCCCTTCTGTGGATCTGGGACTACAGCAATTTCTTCATTAAATCTAAATAGAAACTGCATCAGCTTGGATGTAAATCCAGATGCTATAAAAATAGCGGAAGATTCAATCAATGAGTTAAACAATCCGCTAACAAAAGTTCTTTATAGTTAATATGAAAAACAAAAAATACCTCCTATATTTCCTTGGGTGTATTCTATTTTCATTAGGAGCAACATTCTTTATTGCATCTAATCTTGGAACAAATCCATTAGATGTATTCACAACTGGTATTCGTAAACAATTTGGATTATTAATTGGAACAACTCAATCTTTATTTGCGATTGTATGTCTAATTATTTGGACGATCATTTACAAGTTTAAACGTATTCCACCAATTTCTACATTTCTAACATTCTTTCTTTGTGGGTATCTCATTGATTTCTTCCTATTTCTCACTGGAGAACAAACACCACTTAATTCATGGGTAGAACTTTGTATTGCATTGTTCTTATGTACTGAAGCGAGTGCATTGATTATCATGAGTGGATTTGGTATCCGAGCAATGGATCTTGTAGCGATTGCATTAACTGATAAAACAGGATTACCTTTCTGGGTATACAAAGGTATCGCAGAAGTTTTATTGTTCACTGTTGGTTGGGCATTAGGTGGAATGTTTGGTATTGGTACGATTGCGTTCTTATTCTTTGTTGGATGGATGATACAACCATTCATTTATGTAAATCAAAGACTAGGTGTACCAAACTATGGTCCAGTGGGACTATTAAACAAAGTTAAAGAGGAATCAATTAAAGTTTGATCAAATGACTAATCTAACTGTGAACAATCTCTCATATGAAGAGTTAGTATTACTTCAGGAAATTATGCATTATATTAATACTGAAGGAATCTATCTTGATTATGATTTTAAGACCTTTGATTCTTTATTTGAGAAGATAATGATCTCTTGATAATGGACAGTTGATCAACTGTCCACTCTTCTCTGAAATGGTCCCAGAACCTCTGTATAATAACAGAGTTAAATCAAAACGAACATGAGCGAAGAAGCAGCAGACCTTTTGAACTTCTACCTCTATGAGTCTGAAACATCTAAAGAATTCTGGGATGATATTGAATCTTCTGCTGCTAAGTATGAAGTAACAGTTGATTACTATCTCGCAGAATTTGTATGACCTTTATTGTTGGATTTGCACTTGGAGTGCTTGTAACAATTGCATATTCTCTTCTTTCGATTGCATCAGATGCAGATGATCACCAGGAAAATTTAGATGACTGATGAAGTTAAACTGATTTTAGCACTTCAGCAGATTGATAACCTTACATCTCTAATTGAAGGAAATGAGTACCAACATTTTTTATATTCACATTTAATTTCCGTTAGAGTAGAACTGCAGAGGCAGTTGACAAACACTAAACAAACATTTATTATTGAGGAGTAATTTGACTAAAGAAATGAAAAAAATCTACATCGTTGATCATTATCTTCCATTTCCCACATCAGAATATGGTGGTCTTTGGGTTGTTCTTGCGGATGATGATGATGAATGCTTTGATCTGATCGCTGATTATGATGGTTCAGCCGAATATAATCAACAGCACTTCGCAACTCTAAAGGAGAACATTATCAAGGCTAGAATTTTCTCTGTAGAGAGTACCGAAGAATCCTATGTTGTAGACTCATTTACTACCTGATGAAAGTTCCTAAACTTCCATACAAACCTCCAAAAGGATATTGGTATGAAGCTGAACAATTCAAACGTGGTGTTATTCGAATTATGCTCTGTACTGATAGAAAATTCGATTATAATAACGGAAAACCAACAAAAACAATTCACTCCTTTTACAAACTAAAAACTGAAGAGTTTTATTCCCCTGTTAACTCTACGACGATCGGTGAAGTTGTAGATATAAACGACACTCGACCATGGACAACCATGCCGATTAAAATTAGTCCTTTGATGAAATTTTTCCAATGAATCAACGTAGTTATGAACTTTGCATTCAAGTCATTGAAGAGTATTATTGCGATAGAATGAGTCAATTAGTAGATCAAGGAAGGATTGAAGATTCTGACTCTATTTTTAGGGAATTTGTATTGGATTCTGAAAATCCAGATGAATGGACCTTTGCAGAAGATTTGACCAATGTTCACTGAAGGAATGAAAGTCTCGTATAAAAATATGCGAGGAGTAATTGACTTCATTGATGAACAATATCTTGTGATACATGTTTCTGCTATAGATAATAGGATGGGAGCTAGAATGTTAGTCTACAAGTCTGATCAGAAAAAAATAAAGATCCTGTAGACGCTTTAATAACTGGCACACACTCATTTCCGATCCACCCAACCATCCCTTATAATACTAAGGTAATCGAGAGACGCCCCATGCAACTGTCTTCTATCTCCCAAATCGACGGCAAACCCTCCATGACTGTTGATTACTTTCCTGTTAAGGACAGCACCCAATTTATGTTCAAGGTGCTCAAGTTCCGTGGGGTCGATGCTATGTCCTACAAGTGCATCCCCATGCGTGAGTTCCACCGCGAGATGGATGAGCGTATTGGTATGGGTTGGGAGGTGACTGGTTTCAACACTGAGATCAAGAATGTTAATCCTATGATGGGTGCTTGCTGATGTCTATCATACTGCCCTTCCTGATAATTTCTGCAGGTGTTGGTTGGGCATGTTTTTGTCTTTTTTCTAACTTTTTCAACTACCTACCAAAAGAATAATGTCTACAAGAAGCAGAATCGGAATTCAACTCTCTGATAATTCGATCCTCTCTGTTTATCATCATTATGATGGTTATCCTGAGTGGTTGGGTCGTATTCTTAAAACTCACTACAACGTCAGAGATAAAGTTGAGGAACTAATTGATGGTGGAGATATGACTTCATGTTGGACTGATAATCGTTGGGATGATAGTGCAGATGGATCTTATGGTCCACAATACTACAGTCAGCGTGGTGAAGATTGTCCTCCCAGACATGATGATAATATCTACGACTATCTTGCTGATGGAGAAGAGTATGCATATCTATACACCTTAAGAGAAGGTTGGGTATGTTACGACCGCAAAGATTATGGAAATAAATATCCCGAAATTGTTGAAATCTCAGACTCTCCTCTCCACGTTTGATTATGAACATCAATCTTCCTGCAAAGTACATTTTTGCATTCACAACTTTAATATCTCTGTTTTTTGGGTACAATGCATGGTTGATCCAACGTGATTTTGAAATGTTCAATGCATATGATAAAGTATGTGCTGAACTACCTAAACCACATCCTGATTGTAGATACGCAAAATGAAAAAAATTCTAGCTTTGATTGCTATTCTTTCTTTTTCGCCCGCATTAGCAAATACACAACAAACATATCGTCCTTTCCGATACGAAACTCCTTGTCTTCTTGAGGCAGGTATTCAAACTTATCCTGATATCTGTGTTGTTATTGAAACTCGTGAAAAAGGTGGAGCACTTCGCACTCGTAACATTTATTCTAACAAACATGGTCTGACTATTAAAGGACGATTTGATAAAGAAAAAGGTTATATGACTTGGGACTCTCACAATAAGTATGAATACAAATGGGAGTATAAAATTGGTGGAACTGGTGGTACTGATGGTCTTGGTGCGTGGACTTATGTAATGCCTGGTTTTCTTATTCAAAATGTTAGTTGGGATTGATTTATATGGTTGAAACTTTGATTGCTGGTCTTGCTTGTGGTATTGCTACATACTATGGAATTGGAGATGGTTTCCATGGACAAAAAACCGCCAATGGTGAACGGTTTGATGCTTATCGTTGGACTGCAGCTCATCCTTATCTTCCTATGGGTACGAGGATTAGGGTAACTAATCAAGATAACATGAAGCAAGTAATTGTCCGTGTAAACGATCGGGGCCCTTTTTCTCATGCTGATCTGGATCTCTCTTATGCTGCTTTTGCTCACATTGAATCTGCACGTAAAGGAAACGCCACAGTCTGCTGGAGAGTAATTGGATGACTACAATTATTTCTTCTTGGATTTTAGCAACTTGTTTAGATGGAAATATAATCTGCGAGCGTAATATGAAAGTCCCTGCTATCAAGCATTATGAACCAGGAAAAGCATGTTATATTGAAGGTGTATTTTACCAATCTTGTCCACAAATGAATTATAAAAAATGAAAACTTCTACTGCTGTTGGTGTAATCTTTGTTGCGATTGTTCTTGTAACAGTCAGTATCTTATTTGAAGCATGGTTACTTGGTCTGATTCTATCTTGGTTTAATGTATCCTTGACTTTCTGGCAGAACCTTGCTATTGTGGTTCTTGCTAATATGATTTTTAAAAATACTGGAGGATCTTCAAAATGACTCGTTACAATGATCCTAACACTCCTGTTGCTATTGTTCTTGGTGGTGGATTTGTAGTTGTTGTTGCTCTACTATTCTTTGGTGGACCACTATACAATGTATGGCAACAATCTCTTGCTGGTAAAGCAGAACTTCAGAAGGCAGAATATACTCGCCAAGTAGCAGTTCTGGAAGCACAAGCAAAAAAAGATAGTGCTCAACAACTTGCTGATGCTGAAATCATCCGTGCTACTGGTGTTGCTAAAGCAAACCAAATCATCGGTAATAGTCTCAAAGACAACCGTGAGTATCTTCAGTATCTGTATATCACTGGTCTTGAAGACGGTAGCAAGAATGGTAATGTAACCATCTATGTACCTACCGAAGGTGGTATGCCTGTTCCCACACTACAGATGAACAAGTGAAACTAATCACATTCAAACATCGCTACGATTACGGTCATGATTGGTATGTTCAAGTCCTTCACACAAAAAACTGGGCATTGTTTCAGGGTTCTGTGAGTTGGAATGATTATGCCAGTTGGCCATATCTCCAAATTAAATCTGGATGTGGTGGAGTATTAAGTGTAATATTCTGGGTATATAAATTTGGGATTGATCTTGGATTCTTTGAACGTACATGGAATTGGGATTATCTTGAGGATGTAAAAGATTTTGATTTTGTTAAATCGGATGAATGCTAATGTACAGCACACCAGTTAGATCAACAGCACCAAAAAAGAATAATAGAACCACCCTCAACTGGTGGGAATACTGGATTGGTCATTGTTGGATGACTGGATGGCAAACTATTCGTATCAACTTTAGAGTATGGGCAGATCTGATGGGATCATCTTATGTAGATTATTCTCTACTTAAAGATGTTGATCCAGAACAAGAATGTATTGAATGGTTCTGGGTTGGATTGAATGATGATGATGTTTATCCTAGAGAATTCCTTGAAGGGTTGATGGAAATGATGGATCGTATTGATCGTGGTGAAGAGAAACTCATTCCACTTGATGAGGATTTCTTTGATAGGTTGAAAGAACTTACTGATGGTGTAGAATTAAATGACGATTGGGACACCCAATGAACTGGCACACTCGCTGTTGTGGTGAGTGTTTTTTGTCCTATAATACTAAGGTAATCGAGAGACGCCTCCCATGGTCTTCCACTACACTGCTGGCCGCGGTAAGCAAGGTATCCTAACCTTAGTTCCTTCTATGTCTCTCTCCAACCCTACCTACGTTGCAGTGGCGACTGTAGAAGGTAAAAGTATGGTTGTGAGTAATCCTCGTCCATTGGATGAGGCAATGGTGTGGGCTCGCCAATGGTGTGGTTCTTTTTCTATTCTTTGAACATCAGTATGACTTACGACCAACTCTACGATCACATTACCTTTTATGTTGATCAAGAACTTGATACCAAGCGTAAATCGTGTTTAATTCTTGGTGCATTTATGGAGTTTATTCTTGACTGCCAAGATGAAGGTGTTGATGCTAATGAGATTGATTTGACTTATTTTGTGGGTGAAAAACTTGATGAACTGGAGGGCAAATGAGATTTCGTGATATTGAGTTCCGTTGGAGTAAATGCAACAACAAGTATGAACTCGTCAAGTGGTATCAATCTAATGGTTCGGGACAAGAGAACTGTTATGTGATTGCCTTCTTCAATAAAGGTAAAGAATGCTACGATATGGAAACTGTAGGTGATAGGTTCTTTGAGGATAAAGATGCTTGGGTTGTTGGTAAGTATGGTTTGGAGTTTCTAAATGAAGTCTTTGAGATTGAAAGGATTGAAGAGGAACTGAAATAGGACACTTGAAGAACTGGCACAGGGCATCTCCACAGGTGCCCTTTTTGCCTTATAATGACTTCATAAGCAACCAAACCGATGGACTACGAAACTGAAATCATAGATGGACGCAAAGCAGTTGTCCGTCATTTCTTTGAACCACACGAAATCCAAGTTGGTTCTCGTTGGGCACGGGCAGATGGTTCCAAAGGTTATGTGACCGTTGAGGGTTTCAATTCTTATGGAGAAACAGACCCTTGGCATGAAGTTGTGTATTCTTGGGAAGAAAATGGTGTGAAGAAAATCTGGCAAAAAGAAAATTTTATTTTTCAGTGTCTTTATTGTTTGATTGTAGAATGAATTACCTCTGCATTGTTGATGGTGTCGTAGAATACGGCAGCACAGACCTCAACGACTTCAACCATTATCGTATGGTGTATTACGAAGACCACAAAGATGCTGAAAATGTAGAGTATCTTGTGCTGACTGATGAAGCATA